TACGACAAGCACGCAAAGGCGATCGACGCTTTGCGGGCAAAGCAACGCGAGCTGGCGGCTAAGTTCAAGCCGATCGAGCAAAAGACGATCCCCATTGACCGCGAGCGCGCGATGATCGCGCGGGGGCTCAACGGGAAAACAGGCGAGCCGAAGCCGGAGGGTTAAGCCGTGGCGATTCCGACGGCAAGCGGGCAGGTATGGGAGGATGGCGGCGCTACGCTCATGGCGCGCATTCTCGACAATGACGGCAGCGCGGCGCAGCAAGGGGATATTTCGTCAATCAGCCGCGACGTGTGGGATCTGGATACGTCGACCACGTCGGCGGTTGACACGTCGGCGGTAGCGGTCGCAACTTCGATTTACGATACGCTCCAGACTGATTCGCGGTGGACCGAAGACAGTACGGGCTACAACTTCCTCGACACGGTCGCGGCGGCGTTGCTGGCGAACGGGAACCATCGTTATCGGGTCGAGTACAAGTTCACGCCTGCAAGCGGGCAGGTTTACTGGGCGGTGTTCTCGCTGTGGGTCGAGGGCGTGTTCAAGAGTTAGAGCGATGAAGATCGAGGGCTTGCACAAGCTGGAAGCGAAGCTAAAGGAGATGGCGACGGCTTACGGCCCCACGAAAGTCGGCGTGCAGGTGGGCTATACGCAAACCTACGCCATTCACGTTCACGAGAAACAAGCGAGCCACAAGGTGGGCCAGGCGAAGTATCTGGAGCAACCGGCGCGGGAGTATCAGGGGACGATTGCGGCGATTATCGCGAAGGCGATAAAGAAAGGGAAAACACTAGAACAGGCGATGCTCTTGGGCGGGCTTCGCCTGCAACGTGAAAGCCAGAAGCTCGTGCCGGTCGACACGTCTGCACTAAAGGCGTCGGCATTTACGGCGCTCGACCGCGAGGCGGAGCGAAAGGCCACGGAAGCTTATCAGCGGTCGGAAGCGATACGGTTCAAGGCGGGAATGCGGCGGCAAGTGAAGCGGGAAAGAGCGAGGGCATGAAGTGAGCGGAACGCTTAGCCATACCCCGGCGGATATCGTGCGGCGGGTGCTGATCGCGCTGAGCGGCGGTACGTTGCCGAGCGCGTCTGGGGCGTGGCCGATCTATTGCGGCACGCTGCCGGATGAACCGGACGCGGCGGCAGTGGTGACGGACACGGCGGGGACGATTGACGGGCACTTGCAACCGGGCGGGGAAGCGCAAGAGCATTATGGGGTCCAGGTGACGGTGCGAAACGCGGTGTACGATACGGGGCACGACAAGGCGAACGCGCTCGCGATCTTACTCGACCAATCGGTGCGGCTTACGGCGATCACGATAGGGTCGAGCGATTACGTCGTTTATGCGATCACGCGAAGCTCGGGGGTGTTGCACGCGGGGAGGGACGCGGGGAGGGACGCGGGAAGCAAAAGGCATTTATTCACCCTCAACGCCGTAGTGTCTCTGCGGCAAACCGCTTGACTGGAGGTAGCGAACTATGGCAGCTCCCACACCGACTGCACGGGCGACGCCGTCTGGTATCCCGCTCAAGGACGGATACCAGACTTTGATCACGATCGCGAGCGATACCGATATCTCCTTCTGGGAGAAAACGGTCACGCCGCCGGGGATCGAAGGCGGCGAGCGGGTCGAACAAACGACCATGCACAACACAACGTGGCTCACGTTCCGTCCGCAAGAGCTGGCGGATCTGACGGAATGCACGATCGTTGCGGCATACGACCCGGACGCCTACGACGAGATCCTAGCGGTCTTGAACGTGGAAACCACGATCACGGTCACGTTTCCGGACGGCTCGACGTTGGCGTTTTTCGGCTACCTTCGGACGTTCACGCCTTCGGAGAATGCGCGGGGCTCGCAGCCGGAGGCAACGATTGTGATCGGCCCGACGAACTGGGATTCCTCGAATAACGTCGAGGCTGGCCCGGCGATGGCGGAGGTTGAGGGCACCTGATCAACGCGGGTGCTTGACGATAGGGTGGGCACGCCGCGAACCGGCGCAGGCGTTGGTGGGCAGCGCCTGGCCGGTCGCGGCCATATTGCGGGGAGCGATGCGTTATGGCGAGGCACGAGAGCGACGGGGCGATGGTGTTTGACCTTGAGCCGATCGAGATCCCGGTAACGATTGGCGGGGTCGAGTACGTTCTATGCGAGGCGTCGGCGGACGCGGCGCGGAAGTTCAATAACAAGCGGGCGGAGGCGGGGCGGTTCTCTGACGGCAAGCTGTCGGGCGTCTCGGGCCTGGGCGATCTTGAGCCACTGCTGGTTTCGTCGTGCTTGTTTCGCGTGACTAGCCGCCAGGTCGATGGAGGGGTGAAGCGGGCTTTGAGCCCGGTCGCGTACAATACGGTTTTGACGTGGCCGGCGAGGGTGGTCACGCCGCTTTTCGAGCGGGCCAAGAAGATCTCGGAGCTGGAAGAAACGGAAACGCTGGAGGCGTTGCGGGAGCAGCTCAAGGACACGCAAGAGAAGATCGCGGAATTGGAGGCGGGGGAGAACCCGGCAAAAAACGAGCTGGCCGCCTCGACGATTGGCTCCGACTAGCGGAGGCGTTCGGGGTGGCGGAACCGCTTTTGGAGTCGCCGATCGCAAGGTGGACACACCGGGAGTTTCTGACGCGGCTGGCGTGGCTCGATGAACAGTGGAACAGACCGGCGCGGAGCGATTACTACCTGATGAGGGTGGCGCAACGGGTCCAGCAAGTGCTGTCGCGATCGCCGAATTCGGTCGGGATTGACGATCAGCGGGTGAGATTCGAGAGCGAGGCGGCGATGCGGCGGGCGTCTGAGGACACGGCGGCGGCGACGCGGCGGGCCAAAGCTGGCTGGGCGGGCTTGATTCGAGCGGTAAAGCGAGGGCGCGGGAATGGCGGCTGGTAAAGAAATAGAGCGGCTGATCGTTCGGCTTGTCGGCGATTCGACGCAATATACCCGCATGTGGCAGAAAGCGTTGGTGCAGACAAACCGGGCGGTCAAGCAGATCCAGCGGCTGGGTGCGCGGCTCGACGCGGTCGGGAAGAAAATGGGGCAACTCGGGCGGTCGCTGTCGCTGCGGCTGACGGCTCCGCTCGTGGCTATGGGCATGGCGGCAACTGTTGCCTTCGGTCAATTCGACAAGGCGATGGTTGAATCTACGTCGATCATGAAGGTGACGGCGGCGCAGACGGAGGAAATGCGCGATCTTGCGATCTCCCTTTCTGGGGAGGCTGCGCAGGGGCCGGCGGAGCTGGCGAAGTCTTACTATTATCTAGCGTCGGCGGGGATGGGTGCCGAGGCGTCGATGGCGGCGCTGCCGCAGATGGCGAAGTTTGCGACGGCGGGCGCGTTCGACATGGCGAGGGCGACGGACCTCGCAACGGATGCGCAAAGCGCGCTAGGGCTGGCGGTCAAAGGCGACGCGACGGCGAATCTCAAGAACCTAACTCGCGTAACCGACGTTTTGGTCAAGGCAAACACGCTGGCAAACGCGAGCGTCGAGCAATTCTCTACGGCCCTCACGAGCAAAGCGGGGGCGTCGCTGCGCAGCTATAACAAGGATATCGAAGAGGGCGTGGCGGTTCTGGCGGCATTCGCCGATCAGGGCATCAAGGAAAGCCTGGCGGGTGAGTCGCTGTCGCGGATCATGCTGCTCTTGAGCAAGTCGAGCCGCGACGCGGCGAAAGAGCACGAGCGGCTGGGGTTCAAGGTGTTCGACGCAACGGGCAAGATGAGAAATTTTGCCGACATCGTCGAGAACCTTGAAACGATAACGGCGGGGATGAGCGACGAGGTGAAAAGCGCGACGCTGGAGGCGCTCGGATTCGAGGCGAGGGTTCAGGCGGCTGTGCTGCCGTTGCTGGGCACGAGCGAGGCGATCCGGGAATATGAGAAGGAACTGCGGAAGGCGGGCGGCACGACGGACGAAGTGGCGCGGAAGCAAATGCAAAGCTTCGCCAACAAGATGAAGCTTCTGAAAAACCAAATGACCGCGATGGCGGTCGAATTCGGGGCGGCGATGGTGCCCGCGATCGAGGGGGTTGCGGAGGCAATCAAGGGGGCGGTGGTCTGGTTCCGCTCGCTTAGCCCGGAGCTGAAGGCGCTCATAGGCTACACGGGGGCGTTTGCTGCGGCGTTAGGTCCGGTGCTGGTTGTCCTTGGCCTGCTGACGAGCGTTGCTGGGCAGGCGGCAATAGGCGTGAAAGCGCTCTATACGGCGTTCGTGTGGTTGAGTGCCCATCCGATCGTGGCGGTATTGGTGGCGATCGGCGCGGCGGTTGCGTATATCGCAACGGAAATGATGGCGGCGAATCGGATCGCGCGTGAGGGGTTGGAGCTGGGGGCGAAGGTCGGCGAGCAACAAAAAAAGATGTTCGCGGAAATGGATCAGAACATGGAAGCGCTGGGCGACCTTGCAGCGCGGGAGAAGCTGAGCAACGAAGAAAAGGAGCGGGCGCGAAATCTGATCGCGGACCTGGAGGCATACTACGGGCCGTTGTCGGTGCGGATTGACGAAGCGACGGGCGCGATTGAGGGCTTTACGAAAGCATCAAAGGAGGCACGCGAGGCAAAGCTCCGATTGCGGGAGGTGCAGATCGCCGCGGAAATGGCGGAGGTGAAAGCCCAGTTCGCGGGCGCTGTAGAAATGATGGATGACTATTTCCGTAGTCATGAGTATTGGGGTGGAATGGCCGAGGCGGCATCAACAAAGCTGATGGGACTGCGGCAGGAAATGGAGAAGGTGCAAGCGGCGATGAGGGGCGAGCCGGTCGCCCAGGGCAAGCCGGGAGCGAAGGGCGGCACGGGCGGGACGGGTGCGGCGGGACTGGGCGGCGCGAAGAAAGCGACGGACGATCTCCAGCAAAGCGTCGATTCACTGACGGCGTCGCTGCGGGGCGAGGTGGATGTGCTGCTAGTCGGCGCGGACAGGGCGAAGCTGCTCGCGCTGGAGATGCGGGGGGCGACGGAAGAGCAGCTCAAGGGCGCGCGGCTCGCGATGAAGCAACGCGACGAACTGCGGGCGGCGCAAGATGCGGCGAAGAAAGCGGCGGACGACCGCAAGAAGGTGCTGGAGGAGGGCAAAAGGCTGATCGAGCGGCACCTGACGCCGCAGGAAAGAATGCTCAAGCTGGAGGCTGATCTCGACCGGCTGTTGAAAGCGAAGGCGATCGACCAGAAAACGTACAATCGCGCGCTGGCGGGTGCGCGTAAGGAACTGGAGGGGATGAAGTCGAAAAAGCTGAGCGTCGACGTTACGCTTGGCGGCGAAGGATTGAAGAGCGGAAGTTATGAGGCGAGGATTGCGGCGCTCCAGCACTATATGAAAAACAAGGTGAAAGCGCCGACTGGGCCGGGCAAGGCGCAGAGTGCGATTGACAGTCTACTTGCATCGGGGCGGCAATTCTCGGGCGAGGTGCCGAACCGGCGCTGGAACGTGTCGCAATATGAGGGGCCGCTGATCGGCGGAACGGAACCGAACGCGGTGAAAGACGCGATTGCGACGCGGCTTGATAAGCTGATCACGCTTGCCGAGCGGCAATTCTCGGACGGCATCAAGCTCCAGGATCTGGACGAGGCGGGGCTGGAGGGCTGACAATGAGTGCAACGCTACGGGGGCGGTTGCCTAACTGGTCGATGAGTCGCGACGCCGAGGGGCATCGCACCTACAAGGTACGGCATCTTGTGGAGTGCTCGACTACGGCGGACGGGCCGAACGTGGTGTTCAACTGCGCGGGCTTGCCGCTTGCGGGCTCGGTGTGGGCGTTCGGAAACGATCTTGATTTCTGGGCGTTCTGCAAGCCGGAGCTGAAAGTCGAGCGGCATCGCTCGATACCGGAGCAACGGCCGGGCCGGTTCTGGATCGTCGAAAACACGTTTTCGACAAAGCTTGATAGCAAGCGCTGTCAGGATGAAGAGATTGAAGATCCGCTTTTGGAGCCGCAGAAGGTCAGCGGTTCATTTGTCAAATACTTAGAGGTCGCGCGGTACGACAAGGAGGGCGACCCGATCGAAACGTCGGCGCGGGAGCCGATCAAGGAAGAATTCGACGCGAACCGGCCGACGGTGCGAATCGGTCAAAACGTCGCGTCGCTGGGGCTGTCAAGCTTTTCGGAGATGGTCGACACGGTGAACAACGCGGCGCTGTGGGGGCTCGCGAAGCGGTGCGTGAAATTGTCCAACGTCTCGTGGGAACGCAAGATCATGGGGACGTGCGATTACTACTACACTCGCACGTTCCATTTCGATATCCGCTACAATACGTTCGATCGGGAGGTTGACGACTTCGGCCAGCTTGCGGTGGGACGGCGGAAAAAGGATAACTCTTGGGAAGTGCCGAGCGGGTGGACAAACGCGAGCCGTGAGCATATCAACGTATACCACGACAAGCACGGGAACCCGTCGCGAACGTGGCTCAACTCAAGCGGGCATCCGTGCGATCCGGATTCGGTCAATAAGATCACAATCCAGAAATACACCGAGAGCAATTTCCTGAGCCTCGGCATTCCCACAAGCTTCTGAGGTGGTGCGATGGCAGACGAAGCAGCAATCCGCGTCTCGCTGGCGATTCGGAAGGGCGAGATTGACTATTCGAGCCGCCCGACGATGTTCCAGGCGGACGTGGCTGGGGCGAAGGGGCCGGTGCCTGGGGCTGTGCTGTGCAGCACAGCGGGCACGAATATCGACCTGTCTGAGCTGACAACGCCGGGGTTGTGTCGAATCCAAAACCTGGATTCTGCAAACTACGTAACCGTGGGCCCTTATGACCCCGAGACGGCAACCTTCTATCCCATGCTGGAGCTGCTCGCGGGCGAGACTTTCCCGTTTCGGCTGTCGCGGGATCTGGGTTGGCAGTATGGCACGGCGGCGGGCACGGGCACGACGGGCGCCGAAACGCAAACGCTACGGATCAAGGCGCACACTGCGGCTTGTAATGTTCTGGTCGAGGCTTTCGAGGTGTAAAGGGGGGCGACGATGGGGAGCGACGAGGGAAGCGGGGGGGGAGCCCTGGAACTGGGCCACGTGCTCGATGACGCACCGGAGCCGGTGGGCGATCGGCTGACGGTGGTTGAGACGGTCTATCACCAGCCGGAGGGCGAAGAGCCGACGGCGGTTGAGAGCCGCTATTCGAGGCGGCTCTTGACGAATGAGCAACTGTTCCAGCGGCGTTGTCGGGCTGGTGCTCAGTGGCAACCGCTCGACACGGGCTGGGTTGACGCGGCGGGGCTGCTCGTGATCGAGAACCGCGAGGGGCGATTCCTGCAACGGCGACCGACGGACGCCGAGCGGCTGGAGGCGGCAGCGCGGATTCTGGAGATCACGGTCGAGCGGGATTCGACAATGCACGCGGCGCCGCTGGAGCCTGACTGGTTCGTGCTGCCGGGGGAGTCGATGCGGGGGCATCCGGCTAAGCTTGCGAATTTGCGGGTGAGGTGCCAGGCTGACGGCGGGGCGCGCTTTACGGTTTCGATCGTTCCGGAGTAGCGTATGCGGTTCTTGAGCGAGGGCGATCGCGAGATTATTGCGCGACTGATCGACCGAGAACGCAACCGGATCGAGGGCGTGACGGGTCGGCGGGAATATCCGCCGCTTTCTCCCCCGGCGGCTGCGTATATCATCAAGACGCCGGCGACGTTCCCTGCGCTGGACAAGACGGGCACGCCGGAGGCGGGCAAGGCGACGTGTGCGGCATACCTTGCGGTCGATGACGCAACGGGAAACGCTGAGCTGGGGCAAACATTCGAGATTGACGTGTTGAACCTTGGCGGGCCGATTGGGCACGCTGCGTGGGGCGTCGCGGTGCGGGAGAATTTTGGGCGATGGGTGCTCGCGAGCGTCGCAAAGTATGAGCTGGTCTATGGGCTGACTACTGCGGCGGTTGCGCATACTGCGGCGACGTTCAACCTTGACAATGTCGTTGCGATGCAAGGCCCGAGCCCGCTCGCTGATCCGTCGAGCGCAATTGAGCAACTTACTAACATCGTCCACGTTACCAGCCTTCCATCGAATGCGAACGCGCCGGCGTTGGCGTGGTTTGACCACACTAACGGAGAATGGAAAGGCATTCCGCAGGTCTTGACGACGGACTGCGAAGGCACGGGCACGGGCACGGGATGAGGCGGGGCGATGGTAACGGCGGTCCAGCTCTGGAATGGTGGCGTTCTGATCGACGCGGACACGGGGGCGGTTGCGATCGAGGGGACTTGCTGTTGCGGCACAGGCACAGGCACAGGCACGGGCACGGGCACGGGTACAACGGGAACGACTGGCGATTGCCCGTGGTGTAAAAAGACGGTTCCCGACGAGATGATCGTCACGATAGCGGGAATCACAAACGGGTTTGGGTGCTCGAATTGCGGGGTGTGCAACGGCCAGTTCGGTTGCACTTTCAGGGGAACGCTTGGCGGCTCGTGCCTGTGGCAATATGATTTCGCGGCGTTTTGTCAACCGCCGTTCAATAGCCCGCAGTATGTTCTCGTGAGTCTGGGGAGCGGGAGTGTCACGGTAACGCTGGAGTATAACGGGTCGGCTGAAGGCGCGGTGACGTGGTACAAGACGATGTCGATCGACTGTGGAACGCTAACGGTGAATGATGCCGATTGGGATTCGGGGCCAAACGATTGGGCGGCGCTGCCTGGCTGCGGAAGCGCGGCGGCGACTTGCGATCTTGTTTCGGGCTGCGTATAGGGATTGCTGGCATGGATTGCGCTTGGAGTCGTTTGCCGCCTTGGGTTTGCGTTCGGTGCAAGCTGCCTCCACCGGGAAGCATCGCGAGGGCTAACAACAGGCCGAAGCTACGGCGGAATTGCAAGGGGCCGGTGCGGTCGGCGAATCGGCTGTTAAACGCGATCGACGACCTCGTGAGCAACGGGGAGGCGTCGAGGTCGGCGGAGGATATCGGGCGGTGTTTGGCGATCTGCCAAAACTGCGAGGCGTTCCACGGCGACTGGTGCGCGGAGGAAATAGCCTGCCCGAAGGCGGCTCGAAAGATCTTCTTGAAACGACTAACGCGACGCGGGCCGGGTTGCGACAAATGGGGCGATCTGTGAAATGGGCGATTGGCGTAACGGCGGTTCGCGAGCGGGTGGCAAACCTGCTGCCGCTGACGCTGCGCTCGCTGGAGGCTGCGGGCTTCGCGTCGCCCCGAGTCTTTCTGGATGGATTCGGCGGCTATCTGTGTGAAGATCCTTGGGGTGGCGGGCTGACGGGCAGGGTGCCAGCGGTCGGTGCGTTTGGAAACTGGATACTGGCGGCGTGGGAATTGTGGATTCGTGAACCGGCGGATGATCGCTATGCGATTTTCCAAGACGACGTGCTGGTGGTTCGCGGGCTGCGGGAATACCTCGAGGCGCGGAAGCCGGAGGGCAAGTGGTACCTCAACCTCTACACGACAAGGGAAAACGGGGCGCTGGCTGGTGGCAAGCGGGGGTGGTTCTTGTCAAATCAGCTCGGTAAGGGGGCGCTCGGGCTCGTGTTCGAACGCGACGGGCTGGGAGCGCTGCTGGGTTCGGCGGGGATCGTGGCGAAGCCGCACGCGGTCCGGCTGCCG